AGCAATAAAGAAATTTTGATTAGCTGACCTATCTAAGTCTGCTTCAGTAAGAACTGAACCATCAGCAAAATCTACTAGTCTTGCATCAAGAGGTGTTTGTCTTTCTATTCTTATAGTAGCACCATTAGCTGGAGCTGAAGTAAATGTAAGAGTTGATGTACTTATAGTAAATGCGGAAGTTATAGTTCCGTTTATATATGCTTTAACGTGAGAGCTATCTATATAAGAAAACGGAATAGCATAAGAAGTCGTGCTTCCGTTACCTGTGTAGGTAACTTGTGCGAAATATGTTGGCATTATTTATCTAGGTTGTTGTGTGTTTTTAGTTTGACCGAAATTTCTTATTGCTAATAAATTATCAAGAATTCGTTTATCAGTTGTTGCTTTATTACGAATTACGTCAGCATTATTTGCATTATTATTTTCAGCTAATTCTAAAGTTAATAATTTTTTACCTGCTGTATTATATAAAGTATCAACATGCGTAAATTTACTTCTCTCTAGTTTAAATTTAGCATCAGCTTCATTTTTGTATCGTGTATATATGGTGTCTAATTCTTTTAATTTTTCACCTTTGTAATTTAATGAAGTACCTTTTCCTATTTTTATTGGGTCACTCATTTCATTAAAACCATTTACATTCATATAATCAGTCATGGCTTCTCTCATTGTTTTTCCACCAATATCAGGAATTTTTGTTGTAGCTAAAATCTGATTGTATCTATCGTAAGCTGTAAGACTTCCGTTTTTATATTGTGTGTAATCAATACCATCTTTTACTTTTGGTAATACATTAGGTGCAGTTCCAAAACTTATAAATAAATTAACTAATGGGTCTTGTTTAATTTTTGAAACAGACAAAGGATTTAAGAAATTATTAAAAAATCTTAAAGTGTCTCCGTCTTTATACCTCATTGGTTCACCTAAAAAATTATATTCAGGAGAAACTGGAGACCCTAAACCTGTTCTTAGTCTTACAGTGTCCATTAAAGAATTTACATCTCTAATGTATGGGTCGTTTAAAAATTTTCCGTATATATTAGGAACAAAACTTCCAACTTTTTGATTAAAATATTTTTCAAATGCTTTGCTGTCTTCTTTTGCAATACCATTATAAAGACCATCAATTAAATCAGCTAAACTTTTCATATAAGTTTTGCTTAATAAGTTTTGAGTTATTGCAAGTGGTAATGCTCCAGCTCTTTTTAAAAATCCTTCACCAAATGCTCTAGGGTCTGCCGCACCTTGAATATTTTGTAAATACATAACCATATCTACTCCATACTTTTCAATCTCTTTGTCAGTCATGTAGTTTTTAAGACTTACGAAGTCTGCCATTGCACCAAGAATAGCTCCGAATGGGTCTAATCTTCCAAATTGAATTTGAGTATCACCTATTTTAATAGAATATGGTTGAAATCCTGTTGCAGTTTTTTTAGTATTTAAAAGCTCTGTATCTTTAAATCTATTTAAAGTTTTACCATCATTATTGTAGTTAGTTGCTCCACTAATAATACCCATTTCAGCTAAAAGATAACCAGCACTTAATAATGTTGCTCCTAAAGTAAGTTCTCCCCTTACTTTTGCAATCATTCTAGGGTCGTTACTATCACCTAATAAATGTTTTAATCTTCCTGAATTTGTAATTTTTAGTTGGTCACTAATTAAATTTAATCCAGTGTAGTCAGCAATTTGTTCAGCTATGTTTGCTGGTGTTCTGATAAATGGAAAAAACTGTTTTAAGAATGGAACTTCTTCTACAACAGAAGCAAACCTTTTAGTTAAACCAGTAAGCTCATCTGTAAAAGTATTTTCTGCACTATATTTTAATGCTTCAGAATTAATTCCTTTTAAACCTGTTTCGTCAAAACTGTTTTTAATATATTCATTAACTGCTTTTTCAAATTCTTCGCCTTTTAAATTTAAGTCACTTGCTTCTCTTACAGCTTGTGCTTTAATTTTAGCTCTGTAGTTAATTTGTTTAAAAAATTCGTCAGTAGCATTTAGAACTCTACTTGGTAATCTAACAATTCTACCTTTAGCTCCTTGTATTACTGGTACAGAAGATGTGTCAGTTTTTAATGCTGAGTTTATAATTCCTTCACCTTTTTGAAATGATAATTTTGCAAATTTAGCTCCATCACCAATGTATTGAAATAAATATGCTAAAGTTGCTTTATTATCTTCAAATTCTTTTTTAAATGCAGATGCCATTTCAACATCACCTTTTCTTAAAGCATTAGCTCTTGATAACATAGCACCAACCATGTTTGTAACTGGTTGAGCAAAAGTTTTAGTTCCAGTACCAACAGCATTGACTGCTAGTGTTTTGATGTTTGATAATAATGCGTTAATCCAAATCTCGTTAGCAACATTCCAAAATCTATTTTTAAAAGCATACTCTAAAACTTTTTGAGTAGCTGATGGATTATTAATAGTTTCAATTTGTGTAAGTAATCTATCAAATGCTTTATCTCCACCACCAAATTTAACAAATGCGTCTTTGGCTTGGAAGAAATTGTCAGCAGTTTTAGCCGCCAACTCGTTCATATATTGAGTTTTACTAATTCCTAATAATCTTAATCCTCTACCTAAGAAATCACCAAGCTGTTCTCTATTTTTTAAAAAGTTTTGATAGACATTCATTATGTCTAACATTGCTTCTTTATTTATTTTGCCTTGTCTGAAATATCTTACATAAGAAGGTAAAGCATTTCCTAAGCTGTTTATTGCAATATCACCTGCTAATATTAAAGGTTCTTTTCCTTTTATACTTTGAATAAAAGCATCGTACTCTTTACTAGTCTTAACAATATCAGTTCCGTATCTTCTAATTGCTTCTCTACCAATAGCTTCATCAGCTAATGTAACATCTATTAATTTCTTATTATCTTTTATTGAATGATAAAAAGTTACGATAGATTTTAAACTGTTAGTTGCTGTCTTGTCAGTAAATGTGTCTATATTTATCCATTTAGGAGAAATCGTAAATGCTTCTTCAGCAGAAAGTTTTCCTTCTCTATATGCTGTTTGATTTAATAATAATTCGTCTGTTCCTAATTTAGCTACAATCTCACCTGCTTCAGCTTCACTAACTACTTTAGGTATTTGATTTTTTTCAGCTTTAATTATCTGTGGTAGTTCTTCCTGAATGGCTTTCATCTTATCGCCAATAGAAAGAGTTGGGTCTATTTTATCAGTTAAATCTTTAATAGCTTTATTAGCTTCTTGAATTTTTATAGTATCTTGTATGTGTTGTTCTTTAGTAATTTTTCCTGAGAAATAATCTTTTGAACTTTTTAAACCAAAGAAAACAGTTTCAGCTAATAATCCTAAACCAATACCTTCTATAGAATTTTTAAATCTTGCTTCGTAATAAGTATCGTCTGGTTTAGAAGTTAAATAATTAAAATAATCGTCAGCAACTTCAGGATAATATTCTTTAATAATATCTGCAAATCTTCCTGAGTTTTCATCAAATGCAATAAAATCTGCTACTGCACCTTGTGTTGTGATTTGAGCTATTTGTTGTGGTCTTGTTAAATTAGTTAATGCTCCTGCTGGTGCAACATTTTTTAATAATCTTCCAGCAACACCATACCCAGTTAAAAACTGAACTGCTCCTTCAACAAAACTACCAACCATTGTGTCAGTGTTGTCTTCAGGAAATGGTCTTGATGCGTCATAAAATGGGCTTTTAATACCACCATTTATAAAATCAGGTTCTCCTACTTTACCAAATAAAACATTTTCTAATCCTAATGTTTTTGCTTCTTCATAAGACCTATATTTAGGCAATAAATCTGATGCTTGAAATTCTCCATCATTATTACCAAAATATATTCCACCTAAATTAGTGGCTTCTCCTAAAGTGTCACCTAATTGTCCTACTAGTCTTCCTTGAGCATTAATAGATTTTCTAACACCTTCAATAGGTGCAACTACAGCAGTATCATAAAACCAATTATTTTCTTTAGATGTATTTTCAGGAACTACTGGGTTTTCTTCTTTTGGAAATATAGTTGTGTCTCCATTAGCTTTACTCAAAACATCTCTAATTTGTTCAGACGTAAAATCGTCAGGTATCTCTACAGGAGTACCATCTTTTAAATTATAAGTAGCCATATTTATTTTTGATTTTTTGCTCTTTCTTTAGCAATTATTTCATCAACCTTTTTTTGTTTAAGTTGTTGTTGTCCTGATACGATGTTGTCTGTTCCAACACTTCTAAGATTTTTAGAAGGGTCAATCTTTTTTGGATTTTGTTGGTTTTGTTGATTTTGGTTTTGTTGTTCTTGTTGTTGTAATTTAGCTGTTCTAATTCTAGCTAATGTTTCTTCTCTAGTTGGATATTCAAGACCAAACATTTTAGCTCCACCAATATTTGCATTACCTAAATCTTTGGTAATATCTTTAAACTCTTTTACAAATGCTTTAGATTTTTCTGTAAATGTTGGATAAGTTTCAACATTCTCATTAGACCAAATAAGCATGTGTTCTGTAATAAAATTTTTAATTTCTAATGCTCTTTTTTTATCTTGTAATGAACCAGTACCACTAATTTGACCATCAAGTAATTTCATATAATCTTGAAACTCAGGATTAGTAAATCCTGTCTTATGAACACCTTTTTGTTCATTAGGAATAATTGTTGTCATAAACATAGTGTGGTCTTGCAGAGTTAAATTTTTATTTAAAAAAGAATTGTGAACAAGTTCTCTTGCTCTATTTAAGCTGTCTATATCCGCATCTCTTACTAATGCGTAAATTTTATCTTTAATTATAGGGTTACTTTCTTTTCCACCTTTAAAACCACTTGCGTACACTTCTCCAAATGTGTCGTATGCTTTGCGTTCTTCTGCGTTTAGACTATCTCTATTTATACTTAAATATTCGTCAGCTAAAAAATTTGGATTACTTTTCTTTTTTTCTTCTAAATCGTTATAGAAGCCATGAAATTTTGCTACTTTATCAGCATCAAAAACAGCATTATCTATATTAACTTCTTGTAATTTTTTAGTTTGTAACTCGTTAATTAATTCATCTTTTAATGCTTTAACTTTACCAATATTAGCTATTGAATTAGTTCCACCATCTATAAAAGCAGGTAAATTATCTATTAGTTTAAAAGAAAAATCATAATCTCTTGTTTGTTTAACATAAGCTCTCATTGTTCTAACAAACAAATCAGTAGTATTTACATTTGGATTAACAGCTCTGATGTCATCAAACTGTGCTTTAAAAACATCTCCTAAATCTTTATATGTAGCAGTTCCTTTTAAAATATCTTTTTTCTTGTCATCAATAGAACCATACAAATTATTAACAAGCATCTCATCAAATTTTGTATTAAAAACTTTTAATTGAGCTTGTCTGTGTTCATTTTCTAATGAGTTTCTAGCTTTTGATGTTTCTGTAAAAAATGATTTTTCTATAGCTAAAGCATCAAATGCAGATATATTTTTTTTCTTTGCAAAATCTGTAAGTACACCCTTGTACCATGTATCAAAAGAACCAGCTTCAATATTATTTACAATATCGGCTTCAACATATTGTCTATCTAACAAATCACTAAATTCATTAGCATAAGATTTTAATGTTAATTCTTTATATTTGTTTAAATAATATGGGTTAGCATCAGGAGTTATTTTTCCTTCTTTAATAGCATCGTGAAATGCTAATTTATTTTCATTGTATGCTTTTTCTGCTTCAACTGAATTTACAGTTTTTTGTTCTTGTTCAGCTAATAAGGTAGCTTTAGTTCCACCATTGTTTACAAAGTTATCTAATGCTGAAGTAAATTCTTTAAGACCAGCAACCTCAGGTTCTTTCTGTGGTGTATAGAATAAATTAAAATCTCTAGATACAACCTCTGGTAACTCAGGAGTTAAATTTAATCCTATAGGACTTCTTTCAGATTTTTTTGCCATTAGCTTAAATCACTTGGGAATTGGTTTCTTTTTTGTGAGTTGGTTAAAAAACCAGCT